TCGCATGGATATGGGCAACTCAGTTGTCAATCCGATGCCGGGCAGCGACGGGCGCTTGCAGACGCAGCTCATGGACTCGGGGCTGATTCGTTACATCAAAAACGGCGGATCCCTGACAGCGCATAGCTCGGCGCGGCCATCTGATCAGTGGCTTAACTTTACGCATCTGGTCGAAAGCTCCGCATTTTATGCGATGGGCTGGCGCCGCGAGATGCTGGACAGTTCCAAGGTCGGCGGTGCCGGCGTTCGCGGATTTGCGGCAGACGTCAACAAATCGATCGCTACGCGTTGCGAAGTGCTACACATGGCAATGCAACGCGCGGCGCTCTACATCATCGCCAAGCGCGCCAAGCAGGGCGTTTACACGCTACCCGAGGACTGGTATCGGATAACGTTCACAAAGCCTGCACAGTTCACCGTAGACGAGGGACGGATGCGCAAGGCTGACATTGAGGATTTGCGCGCTGGCCTAATCACCGAGGATGCAATTGTCGAGGCGCGCGGCATGAACTACAGCGACATCCTGCACAAGCTCGCTGCCAATGCGAAGATGCGCCAAGACATCGCTGCCGAATATGGCATCGATGAGTCGCAACTCGGAATTTTAACCAAGCCTGGAGATCAGCAAGGTGCCGAGCAAGTAAGCGAAGAAGAATTGGAGCATAAAAAGCAACTATTACAGTTTGAAAACCTAAAGGCTAAATTCGATTCCTACGGTGTCGGCGTTCGTGCTGGAACTCTCACGCCTCAAGCAGATGATGAAGACGCATTCAGATCAGAATCTGGATTGCCTCCTGTTTCAGATGCAGTGAAAAAAGCATGGATCGACGATGGAGGATTCAGACGTCCAATTACTTTACAGTCAGGAGAGCAAGTATCTGCTGAAATACAACAAGTCGAATCGGAGGACGATGACGACGAAGAAGAAAACCAACCCAATACTAACAATGAAAACCGAAACCAATAACTGGTATGCAATGGAAATCGCCAAAGACTCCGAAGGCAATGCGACTGGCAGCGCCGAAATCTCGATTTATGATGAGATCGGAGGATGGGGCGTTACCGCAAACGACTTCATCGCGTCGCTCGAATCGCTCGGCGAAGTCTCTAACATCGATCTGCGGATCAGCTCACCAGGCGGATCCATCATCGAAGGCAATGTAATTTACAACGCCATCAAGCGCCATCCGGCAAACGTCACCGTTCACATCGACGGAATGGCTGCAAGCATGGCATCCGTCATCGCTATGGCCGGCGACGAAATCGTCATGGCTGAAAACGCGTTGCTTATGATTCACAACCCTTGGACTGTATCCATCGGCGACAGCGAGCAGCTGCGCAAGGATGCGGATCTCATGGACAAGATGAAATCGTCGATCATCAATGCGTATTCTCGCAGCGGCTACGATGCCGAGGAATTGACTGCTCTCATGGACGCGACCACATGGTTCACCGCCGAGGAAGCACTTACAGCTGACTTCATCGACCGCATCGACGGCAAGCTTGCAATGGCTGCATCTGTCGCTGACATGGCAGCAATCGCAGCCAAGGCCAGCGTCACGCTACCGGTTGAAAAGATGATTGCCAGCGCAACTGCAAAGCTCGACGGTGAGATTGAAATCATAAACTCGGAGCTTGCCAGTGCAAACGATCAGCTTGCAAAAAATGCTGAGAACATTTCTGCCTTGCAAACTGAGCGCGATCTGCTTAATGCTCGTATTGAAGAAATGAATACAGAACATAAAGCCGAAATCGAAAACGCTGAAACTGCAACTGCTCAAGCTGTCGCAGCCAAGGCCGCCGAACTGATGGCACTGCAAACGCAGGAAGCTATCGAAGAAGCAGCCGGCGACGAAAGCGTCAAGCAATTCGCAAATCAGAGCGAATACTGGAAAGCTTACAATGACCAGCATCCATCTGAAAAGCACGCTTGGCACCAAGCCAACAAGCATCTGCTAGAGAACCTTTAACCTCCAACCCATAAAAAAACAATGGCTACTAACACCATCGCCGGAGTCAATCTGGCACAAATCGCGGAGGAATCCCTTCCTGCGCTCACATCAATGCTCCAACCGCTTTCTGCGCTTGTAACAGACTTCTCGTCTGATGTAGGCTCCGAGGGCGCTAGCGTCACTACGCGCTACCCTACCAAACCGACTGCTGTCGATTTATCAAGTGGTTACACTTCGCAAAATACTGCGATGACTGCTGCAACCATCACGCTCGATACTTTCTACGGATTCGTTTATGGATTCAAGGACGTTGAGCGCTCCAAGTCTTCGGTTCGCCTGAATGATCTTTTCGTTGAGCCTTCTCTGAATGCTCTTGGCGACAAGATCTTCGGTGACATCTGGAACTTGATCACAGCTGCTAACTTCGCAACTGCAACCAGCGCCATCACAGCTGCTAACTTCGACCGCGATGATCTCATCGACCTCGGCCAGACTCTGACCGAAACGAAGAAGGCACCTCGCACTGGCCGCTCGGTCTGGATGAACCCTACCTACTACGGCTCGCTGCTTAAAAGCCTGAACTCTGCTGAGTTCCCAGGCCAAAGCGACATGAAGGCTGAAGGTATGGTTCCTCGCGTCAACAAGTTTGATGCTTACGAATCCGACCAATGCGATGCAAATGGCGAGAATCTCGCAGCATTCGCATTCCATCGCAGCTCGCTCCTGTTCGCAGGTCGCCGCGTTGACTCCGAGGGCTTCGTCGAAAACGGCGGCGAACTCGTTGACATTGAAATCCCAGGTCTCGGTCTGCCTATCCAATGGCGCCGCTGGTATGACAAAAACGCTGGCGAGTTGAAATACTCTGTCGGTCTGCTCTATGGCGTTGCCAAGGGTCAAGACTTCGGCGTTCGCGTTCCATCTGCTTAACCTGCCCCTAAATTGAGAGCCGTCGTCTATGCGGCGGCTCTCTTAACTTTCTAAAAACTATGTATATACCATCCGTAACAATCCACCGCGACATCGACGGTAAAGAAACCTGCCTTGCATATGGCAGCGACGCAACAGCCTGCCTACAAGCTTACCTGGACTGCGAGGAGCCGGGCGACGTAGTTTACATCCGCAAAGGGCAGCTTGAAAAGCGCAAAACTTATAAGGCGAAACGTCTGACAGTTGAGTCTGCCGAGGCCATCAAAGAAGCGCCAAAGAAGCGCGGCCGCAAACCAAAATCTGTCTGATCGTGGGATCATAAGTGAAAAGAAAGCCGTCTACTCGAAAGGGTGGGCGGCTTTTTTGCGTCTTGCCATTTTCGCTGTATCGGCTTATTGAATACAGCATGACACAGTTCACTGACTTCATTACAAACGCCACTCAGGAGGCTACAGGCATCATGGGCGAGCCTATTTCAATCAATGGCCAGACCGTGCAGGCAGTATTTGACGAGCAAACGAATTCATGGGAAATGAACGAGTTTGGCACGGATGACCAGCCGACGGTCACGCTGGTCATTGCGCTGGCTAGTCTCAACATCATTCCGAATAAAGCTCAGACGTTCGTGCGCACTGCCACCGGCGAGACTTTCTTTATTACTGAAGTGAAGATCAGCACCGGCAACGTCGAGCTGATCGCCAAAAATAAGACCAAGCGCAATGGCTAAAAAAGGATTCACGCTGGACGACGCCATCTTCCAAAAGAAGATCCGCGACTTAGCGAAGCGCGTCGGCGTGGATGAGAAAGAGTTTGTTCGCGAGCAGGGCGCTTTGCTGCTGCGCGATATTGCCAAAATCGTGCCGCCGTATAAAGTCTATAGCTTGAAAGGTGCAAACGTCGCACCAAACAAGATGGCAGACTACGAGGCTGGCGTGACATCGATACGAAAAGACTTGGCAACAAATTTTAGAGTCAGAGATCAAAGTTACATTGAACACATATTTGACGTGACTGGAAAAACCGCGAATATCCGACAAGTTCTTAGGAATAAAAAAGGCAAGCAATACGTCGTTGACATTGACTATCTCAATCTCGGCAATTTTGGGGAAGCTTTAAGGTTTCACAGAAGCAGGCAAAGCAAAGTTACAGGCAGGGCATTTCAACGAAGAAAGGGCGGCAAAGACACTAAGATCGGACGATGGAAGGATCGCAACGTCATGTGGGTGAATCAAAACATCTACAACCAGTTGCAAGACTATCTGATCAAAGATTTAGGCAAGGGAAAAGCGTCAGTCTCCAAAGCCATGCTAAAACTGAACCCAAAGCAGGGTCGCAACGTGCCCAAGTGGGTGAAGCGGCAACTCAACAAAGTCATGGGCAATGCGCGCATGGCGAAGATTGGCGGCGGGTGGAGCGCAATCTTTAGAGCAAGCGCAGACGCGCTCTACCATGTAAAAGACAACAATTTAACATTTATTAAAGTCGCACGGCTCAAAGCAATGGAGCGCAGATTAAAGTTCATACTCCGAGACAACGCAAAAAAGGCAGGGCTTAAAGTGCGTTGACAAATGCGCGGTATCCATTTATTGGATACAACATGCCAGCTGCAAATTTAATCGAGCTATACAATTTTGAAGGCAACGTCGAGGCGGCGTTCAAGTCATGGCTGGCCGACAACCAGGTCGAGCTATACCAGACAATCGAGTTTGACATCCTGCCAGACGATTACATCGGCGCAAAGCTCGAACTCGGATCCGTGACTGGCCACTACAATCCGGCACCGGGCGGCGCAGCTACTCCGGAATACGACCAATACGCTTGCTCGCTGGAAATAACAATCCGCACAGCGCGCTTTGACGAGTCTGGCGCCGTGACATCACCGCTGCGATCAAGGCACCAAGCACTGACTGCCGCGATGCGGACTTGGCTCAGTATATCGCAGGCCAGGGGATCCGCACTTGAGGGCTATTTGAACTACTACGCTTTTGAGTTTCTGAGACCTGCCGGCACCGCACACTCGCAGGAATCTGAGTTTGACGAAACAACACTTTTATTCGATGGGCAAATTTCCGTCTTGCCATCCGCATTTCCTGTATTATAAATCTGGATACACAGACCAACCTCCAACCATAAACTACAATGTCTATACCCATATATTCCACCGATGCCCTGCCTCAAGGATTTGAGTCAGTAACAATCAATCTGATTGACTACATCGTTGACGCCTGCTCGGGCGCTTCTAAAGAAAACCGCATCATCAGCCGCACTGACGAGAATGGCGACCGTGCTGATTTCATGATTCGCACCGGAAGCGATCAGATCGAAGTCAGCTACACGCTGCAACGCGCAAACATTACAACCGTCTTGCCACCTGAGGGCAGTACATTCACACACGACTACGACCGCAGCGGCACAGCCTCGACGCTCGTTGTTAAGGATGTGACTGTTGCACGTGACAAGGACGCTTTCGATACATTTGAAATGTCCGCCGTTCTCGTTAATTACCAAAGCTAATTGACTGATGAAAATCACACTCTTAAAGCCTAAGTCGATCCGGGGCGCGCTCGAAAAAAAGGGCGCCACCGTTGACGTATCGGAAGGCGTCGCCGAATGGCTCATCGAGCGCGGCGATGCTGAAACGCCAAAAGCGAAGAAGTCAGAAACCTAATTTGTTTGTTCATAATCGTGATAAGTTGAAAGCGTCGTCTGCCCAAGTGCGGGCGGCGCTTTTTCGCTAAATAAGATGATCGACCACCTGATAGCAGAATACAACGAGGAATCCGCGAGAATCACGCAGGAGCGGCTTTTGGCGTGGTCGAGTGCTAGCGTATACCAAAGCATCTGCGGCGTCGAAATGGAGCCACTGACGGCGCGCGCATGGGTGGATCTGCGACTGGCAGAGAATGCTTTCGTCATCGGCGGCGTGCCGACCACTCAGGACGTCTGCGCTTATTACTGGCGCAACTCTGCGCAATACGCCGCCAAACGCACACATTTGACCGAGAAAGCGCAGGAGGCACTGGGTGCAACCCTTGGCAAGCAAGACATGGAAAACCTCATCCTGGCGGCTTATGAGCATTCGCGTGCGGCATTTGAGGAGATCCCGGTATCGACCGGAACCAATGGCGGCAAAGTATCGCGCAACAATGGCCTGCCTGCCGTCGAGGGCATCGTCTGCGCCGTAGACGAAGTGGCGCACAGATACGGGTGCGATCCTGCCAATGTGCTGGACTGGCCGCTTAATCGCATTTTTCAACTACAG